TTCCCATAACCCCTCCAAGGCGTTCGTTTGTGCTTGTAACCCGCACACCGTCGAAAAATAATCATAAAAGGCGAGCCAACTCGCTTCGTGTTGTCCATATACACTGTCCCACACGCTGTCCCCCACGCTGTCCCCCACGCTCTTCCCCACGCTCTCCCACACGCTGTTCTCCACGCTCTTCCGCACGCTGTCCCCCACGCTGTCCCACACGCTCTTCCCCACGCTCTTCCACACGCTGTCCCGCACGCTCTTCCACACGCTGTTCCGCACGCTGTCCCGCACGCTGTTCCCTACGCTGTTCCACACGCTGTTCTCCACGCTCTTCCACACGCTGTCCCGCACGCTGTTCCGCACGCTGTCCCGCACGCTGTCCCGCACGCTCTCCCCCACGCGGTCCCCCACGCGGTCCCCCACGCGGTCCCACACGCGGTCCCACACGCGGTCCCACACGCTCTTCCACACGCTGTCCCGCACGCTGTTCCCTACGCTGTTCCACACGCTGTTCTCCACGCTGTTCCGTACGCTGGCTTGTTGTCTCTTTTCACATACAATAGCCCGCACCAATCCTTGTGCAAACGGCGAGGTAGTCCAGACAATACGAGTGGGGGGGCGCACCCCTCCTTGGTGATACATGACACGAATCCCGCGTTCTGCCCGTGGACGATCCGCAGGGTCCGTACACAATCCAATCGCGGTCCATTTCTGTATAAACTCAGAAAACCTCTCCACTTGTGCAGATGTGAGTGATGAAATCATGGTCCCTCCTCATTTGTTCCAGGCACGACCCAGACCGGACGCGATCCGTCCATGTCCATCTGGGCCGTTGTCCAGCATTGTGTTGAACGGTACGCGCAATAGCTACAGTAGGTGGGCACTTTCAACCGTCCCGTGGGCACATCGTACCCATAGATATTCCCGTTTTTATCCTTTCGCCCCACGGGGTCCCCATGAACCAACCATTCCGCTTGGAGGGTTTTGGAGCGCAGAAAGGACGTTTCTGGATCTGGGGTGAACGGAATCGGGGGCACGGTAGGTCCGTGCGCCACGGCCCGTCGATCATGCCACGCCGCGACTAACGCCGGATCATATGGGACGAGCCATTCGGCAATCGAGCCTTGTCGGGAGCCTGTCGAGACAGCGACAAAGACGGTGTGCGACACAGGGATGCCCGCTTCCCGCCACGCCGCAATTTCGACACTCGCCTGGGTCAGGTAGCCCCACGTATCATCCGGCCCACCTTGAGCGAGCCACGCATCAAAGGTATGCGTATCCGCGCTTTTCACTTCGACGTTATAGGACACGCCTTCCGGTGTGACCACACGCCCATCAGGATGGACGGGCACCCGCACCCCATCCCGCCCCGTGATAGACAAGTCCCGATTGTTGTCGATCAGTTGCACCCCGGCGAGTTGCGCGAGTCCGACCATGGACAGTTCGATAATGTCGCCCACAAAGAACTTGAGCCGAGGCCGAGCCATCAATTTTTCCGCCTCCGCCCCCTCATATTGCAATCGTGCCTTTCGCGCACACGCCCCCGTGTAACTGGTACAGGATTCGACGCCGACACGCCGATCACGGGGTTGCATCAACTGGCGGTAGACCGCACGCATAAACGCTCGCGTCATCGCCCGCAAAATGCGAAAAGAAAAGGTTTTCTCGTCCTGTTCGAGATACCGAATAATGGGAACTTCCACCAACGACGAGGCTGGTGGGTCCTGGTAGGTCGGAATATCGTAGAGTGTCGCCATGTTGCTCCCCCCTCCTTGGCCCCAGGGCCTCCACCCTAGGGCCGATGATGATGTGAACCCGCTAGCCCTGTGGGGCTTTCGGACGGACCCGAATCGCTTCCACCTGCTCTGCGCCGAATTGGACTTCGGCAATCATCAGCGTGATGCGCTGTCCGATCCAGCCATCCATCTCGTCGCCGTAGAGCTTCACAATGGTATTGCCATTGGTTTTATTCAGAACGAGGCCCTGTTCACTCTCACGAAAATACAAGACCCATCTCTTGTCCTTATCCGCCCCAACTTCCTCCTGTTGATACGACTCAATCGTCAGGGTGAGTTCCCCTCCGTTTAAGTCCTGGTGTTTGAGATATTTCCCTGGGACGCTGAATTTCATGTCTCCTCCTCCTTTGTATGAACCCACTCTGTCGTAAAAGCGGCTTCCGCCACTACTCTCCGATCTGTCCGTGCCCGATCCCGGCACCGTGCGGTTCGTATCCGATTGCCAATTTGCCGTTTCACCTCCTCTTTTGTGTGCCAGTGTCGATAGGACTGATGTTCCAGAATCGAGCACAAGACTTCACTGGCATAATCCTCTAAGGCTTCCCGCTCGACCTGGCCCTTGAATCGGTGATACAGGTCGTCGAGTATCCCCCGAAGTTCTTCCTGCCAGATGGTGACAAACCGTGATGATTTCACTCGGCATCAGTATGCTCTTTTTTCCGCATCCGTGCAACATCAATGTGGTGTGACAGTGCATCAACGTGCTGCGATTGAATGAGACTCTGGTAATACTCCCATTCTTGTGCCATCCGGTGCCCATGCTGCACTTCCAACTCCCCCAATTCATCGTAAATCAAGTGCATCAAGGCGACCCGCAACGCGAGCGGCACCTGGGCCTCTGGATAACACGCAATCAGACGGTTGAGCTTTTCTGTAATTTTCCCTTTCATCGTTCCCCCTTTCGATAGCGTGCCCAAGCTTTTTCCATCGCGACCTCTTCAATCCAGACTATCGCATCTGATTGGACTCCCTGAGTTAAGATCGTGACTGACTCAATATAGGGACCATACGAGTCGGATTCCTGTATGATGACTTCGACTTCCACGCAGACTTCGACAATCATACGAGCCTCCGTTGATTCTCGGTAAACACACGATCAAGTATAAACGGCTTCCCATTCGGACGTTGCCAAACCCCGCCCCGATACCCACAAATGATACACCGAGACAGCCAGATGGCCCCCGTGTTTCGCTCAAAGGCGCGTTCCAAAAGCTGAAATCCACCGCATTTTGGGCAATTCATTCAAGTACCCCCCCTTCCATCGGAGCCACACAATCGGTATAGAGTTCTGAAAATTCCGCCATCACTTGCTTGGTCACTCCCTCCCAGGCATTCATTTTCGTTGAGCGCATCGCCACGGCAAACTGGCCGAGTGTTTTGACCCCGTGCCGTTTGAGTAGTTGTTCGGCTCTCGCGGAGAGGACCGCCAACTCATCGACTGGCGTCAGCCAATACCGAGCGCGAAGGGTTTTCATAAGAGCAATCGTCAAGATTTGCTCATCCTCTTCAGTCAATCGATCATACCGAGGGAATATCGCGTCTCCTACCTGCATATCCTGATACGCGCACAGATGGATCGGTTCCATGTTCTCCTCCTTTTTCTCTTGACAGTTTTGTCAATCTGTCTTTTCCCTCTTTTTCTCCTCTCTCTGTTCTAAAACAATCGTTATAGCAGGGGGCACTGGATGAATCCATCAGGGCACACCAAGCACGCTTTCCCGTTAATCATGACCACTTGACAGCCAGCCACATACAACCCGGCTGCAAGCCAACATCCGATAGCGAACACACTAATTCCAAGTGTTTTGAGTAGGTCCATGAGTTTCACCCCCTTCCCATTGTTTTATAGCTATGAAAGCAGATACCAAAAGATTGCCGCCAGCCAGATCCAGAGTGCCAGGACCACCCCCCAAAGAACCCCTTGAGCGGGGCGAAGCTGGTCCTGCATATCTCGCACCATCTTTTGTCGAATAACCTCTTGATAATCAATCACTTCGTTGCGCTTCATGTCTGTTCCCTCCTCCGTGCTCGTTCGCGAATCGCTCCACAAGAGATCCACAACCAACGCGCTACATTCATGTCATGGTCTTGTAATTCCGTTTCATCCCATGCCCCATATTGCTTTAATTCCATGCGTAGCTGGTCGGGATGTAACTTCTTTAGTTGCCGTTGAATACTGGGGACTGTACGCAAGTATCGAATACCATCATCACAATCCCCAGGGTGTGCCCCGAACTCCGCATGCTTTTTTGAAATGTTCAGATCGTTTCCGTACTCGCTGTCATTCCACATAATCCCCTCCTCCTTGATTGTGTGTTATGATTGCTTGTTAATAGATGCACAGTCCATTGTGATAGTAACGGTCTACCTCCTTACCTTCTGGAATGTCACCGGGGCGAAGGATGTAGAGCGCCGCTCCTCGCGGATCGGTTTGATGATAAGCCTGTACCTCATCACGACGGAGTCCATAATAGTCGGTATTGACCACGTAACGGCGTGCGTTTCGAGCATTAATAATAGAGTGGAGGCGTTTCAACGCTCCCGTTTCACGGTCTGGAATTGACCGTCGGCAGAGCTTACCAGGTCCCCATTGTGTGCCCCATGAGGATACCCAATACGGCTTGTTCGTGACTTCGTCGCGCTCAATACAGCCATGTTCGTTGCCACATTCCCGTTCCCCCCAACGATGTAATGCGAGGCTGATTCGCCGTAATTGTGCGGCTTCCGTTTGGGTAAATCCTAACTCCATCAAGAGATTGGCTTGTCGTGTTTGCCGTTCGGCTTCTTTGCGTGTCATGGCCCCCCCCTGGTTAGCATCCGGCGGAATGGCTGGACGCATTCTCTGGTTACGTATGTTAGGCTCTAGTGGTCCCTTTTTCATATCTTATGGTATCATCTAGAAAATCTTTAACTTGACGAACTTCGTTATACGATAAATTCCAGTCTAGAACCCCACCATCTAAGCACAATCCCCCATCGTGATGAAGAATAGTTGACAAACTATAACGGCTTACAAATTGGCCTCTCTTTGTATGCAAATGTCGTGTGTCATAAAATTCAACTAAAGGTTCATTCTCTTCATGCTGCAACATATCGTGCAACCCATATTGTTCGCCCTTCCATACAATTCTAACATTGAACCAATTTATTTGCTTTATAGTATCCATCATGCTCCCCCTTGGTTAGCATCCGGCGGAAGTGCCGGAGCTTATCGTTGCACCAATTTAATCACCGTATGCGGACTCGATTGGCTGGCTACAATGGTCGCAGTACAAATCGGGCTCTTCCCAATTTATGTCGATTCCTACGACATTCCAGCCAGTATTGAGTGATTGGCTGATTGCGGTGACGATGTTCTTTAGTTCCTTTTTACAGCATGCTGCGCATAACGCCGCCCCATCTGATGTCACGGCATATTGGAGGTAGCCTCCAGGCCAGGCATACGGTGCGCGTACAAATGCCTTAATTTGCTGTATGGTTTCTCCTTGCTTTGTCATGTTCTCCCCCTCCTTTTCATTATGCCCCCCCCGTGGTTAGAATCCGGCGGAAGTGCCGGAGCTTAATGGCTCTATTGTTGATTAACAGTCTACCGTACGATCAAGCATGATTGGCGCATGATAGGATAGCTGTTTTGCGATGGCTTCCGCTTCCGATACGGTACGACAATGCGGATTCGATGCGCGACAATCACGCATAAAGGCCGCGCCTCGCAGGGTACGAAATGGGCCTATCACCGCTTTCGCATACTGCCCAACATTTTCCACGGTCGGGCTGGCTCCCATGGAAAATGTAAACATGCTATTCCCTACGCTATAGCCTACATAGTATCGTTTCTTCATGTTACCCCCCCCCATTGGTTAGAATCCGGCGTGATTGCCGGATGAGTATAGTCAAAACTTCCATTCTCTTGAAAAGTCTAGTTGTGAGAGTCGTACCTTATGGACTCTGCTACGCACGCCTTCCCCTGGATCAAATCTTATCAATGCTGTACTCGTGATGGAATTGAAACTTTCAACCCAAACTCTTCCTCTATTGATATAGTAGGCATAAACTCCGCCTTGTGGTTTTCTCTCTAATCTCATGTTCCCCTCCCCCGTGGTTAGAAGTGGTCTGCCAAGTGGATGAGTTAGGTTAACAAGCACCTTGTAACGCTTGGACTGCGACACCCCATGGCAAACCAATCAAGCAAGCGGTCACTACGCTATGCCAGAAGAGTACGGTCACCACTAACAGAATCGCACCGATCAACTCCCATGCGTCCATAATCATGGCTACTTTCCTCCTTTGCGTTCTTGTGTGGTTAATACTTCCCTGTATCTCGCTTCTTCGGTTAATAATTCCTTCGCGACACCAGCGTTTCTCATACTCGCTCCAATGGAATAATCCATCATGCGTAATTCGGGATAGTCTCCTTCGAGCGCTGCCAGCAATGCCCACCATGCTGATCGCATGGCATAGCGCTGGCAAGGTTTTGGGCCTTCGTAATCCAAAGCCGAATATTTGGCTACAATGTCCATCGCCTTTCGGATTGCTTGCTTCTCCTCTTTTCTAATCATCTTACGTCCCCCCCGTGGTTATAATCCGGTCTTATGGTATCATCTAGTTACTAGTACCAGTCTGTCTCACATTTTCCCGTGGCTCGTAACTCTGCTTGTGTCAAGCCGGAATAGGGACCGATTGCTTGGTGTATTACTGGCCTATCCCGTAGCGTTCGCTTTTTGAGATAGGCAAGTACACGATCTGCTTGATCTTGTTTATTGTCTGGATAAAGAAAAATTTTTGTGCGAATTTTTCGCAATGCTTGTTCACTTGTCATAATTGCGCCCCCCCCGTGGTTATAATCAGGCGTGATTGCCGTTTCTACTCAGAGGGAAGAAGCAAGAACCCCGCCACAAAAAAATACCATGATAACCCCTTGTTTTTCCTCATGATGGTTGAAATGCACCAGCGAAAAAGTATGTCATTTCTGCCACACTGTGAGGAAAAACACACCACAGTTGTGGGATTTTCACCATGAGCAGGCTGGTTTCCCCCATGCCTTCGCCCGCAGGCTCAAACGAATGGAAAGTCCGTTCCCGAAGGCCACGCTAACTCTTCAATTTCTAAACTGATTTTGACAAAGTGAAGGATAAGATAATAGGGGGGCAACTAGAAGAGAAGAGAAGAGGGGGGAGTGTGAGGGGGGTATGAGTTCCTTGTTTCCATACGACCCTCAGAAGCCGGAACGGATTCGGCTATTCGCCACGCATAAATACTTGACATAATTACTCAACAATAGACAGGGTATCATCTGGCCTGACTCTTTGCGCTCATCTAACTCTCATCGTATTCTAATCTAATTCTAATCTTGGTGGATATGCACCACTTTTTTCCCTTATGGCCTCTTCAGCCCGGAGAAAGGCAAGATGGCCTGGCCTGGACTGTAGCATTTTGCCACAGTGGGCATGGGTACTGGTGCATTATGCCACAGTCGCCTGGGCATGTCATCATACCGTCGCGTGGGCATGAATCGAAACAGATACAGTGTTGCATAAATGACACAGTGTATCCAATCTGATTCTGTATCCAATCTGATCCTGTATCCAATCTGATCCTGTATCCAATCTGATACACCTCACACCCCCCACTCGGCACACACCCCCCATGCTTGGGCTTGGGTCCCATCTCCCCTTTGCACCACCCCAGACAAAGGCGGCATAAGTCGTTGATATGATTCATGTTGTGTCCTGAGTGTGGCAGAAATGACACAGGTTCGTGCCCGTGAGGGGGTCGAACCCCTTGATTCTGTGGCATTTTTGACACACATGATGGGAAGGTAGATAGAGAGGGGAGTATGCCGGTAAGCACACGGGTACGCATTCTAAGGCCCTCCATTACTGGTGCTGTCAACCGCACAACACGAACGGGAGCATAACGCGAGAATGCGTGCCTCTCTCTCTACGCAAAGCGAAAGAAAGGGGGGGAAGTATTGACGATGCCGGTGAAGCCCTACAAGCCGGTGGATTGGTCGAAACCCTCGATGGCGTTACAGCCGAAGAAGGTGCCAGGACCGAAACCGCGTCCACGGGTCCCTGCGGTGCCACCCCCACCGTCGGTCGATCCGCCCAAGGCGCTGTATTCCAAGGATCAGTTGCGTGACGATATGAAGTCGATCATGCAACGGATGACCGCCTTCATCAAGGATGAGGGACGGTTGGAACAGTTGATGGCCGAAGCCAAGTTTAAGGAACTGATGGTCGGGTTGGCGATTGGCACCGACAAGATGCTCTTATTGGAAGGCCAGCCGACGCAGATTGTCTCGAACGAACAACACGCCAAGATTGACCAGTTGATGCCCGCGATTGCTCAGGCGTTGCAGCAACGGAATTTACAGGTGGCCCTATCCGAACGAAAAGTCATGATTCAGTCCCAACCCGATCCGGGGAGCGGTCCGCGCTGACGGTCGGCTTCGCGCAGGTGCGGGAGTGGCAGGACGGCTATGACCGGCTCCTGCTGCGCTTGGCGTCGCTGGAGAAACGGGTGGCGACCCTGGAGAAAGCCCGATGAATCCTTCGTCCTCCCTGTCACCTTTTGCGTTCTATGGAGCCGGGGTGCCGTATGCCGAAGGATTAGGACTTCGCTATCCACAACGGACTCCCACAGAACATGAACGGAGTTTTTTTCATGAAAATCCCTCTGTGGCGGGCTATGCGGCTGATGATCGGTCTGTCGTGATGAATCCAGAGTTCACCGGCAACCACGCCTCGGTGTTATTGAATGAACGCTTACGGCACCTCTTTCGGGAGACGCCACAACTGGTACCAGCAAATTTAACGGTGATGCCGCATCAGGTGCCTCCCACACATTATTCTGAAACGGAGACACCGGAAGCGGTACGGGCGACCATTCTTGCACGACTGTTAGCGGGAGATCCGAGTGCGGCTCCCTATTCATTTCAACAGCAAGATGCCGCCCGCGCCATTCTTCACTTTCTTCAGCAACTCAAATGAGCTTTGACATTCTGCCAGAATTGGAGACGCTCACCCCCGCCTCCATTACTCGCCTGAGTGATGAGGACCTCCTGCGTCTCGCCAAAGGGATGCTGGAGGTTCAATCACACGACCGGCAGGTCAATCAGCTCCGGTATTATCAGCCTGTCTCGCAGACCGCCCGCTCCATTCATGGCTGTACGAAAAAGGTCATCGGCGTGGGGGGCGGCAACGGGGCCTCCAAAACCGACACCGCGTTAGTGGAACTCTGTATCCGGGCCACCGGACAGATTCCCTTGTCGCTCAAAGAAGTCTATCCCCGCGAGAAACTCCGGGGGCCGATTAACTGCCGCGTCGTCGTCGAATCCATTACCAACACGCTCGAAACGATTATTCTGCCGAAGCTCCGGTGGGACTGCTGGCAAGGGGTCGATGCCCCAGGCGGGGCACGGGGCCATTTCGGGTGGGTGCCGAAACACTGTCTCCGCAAGGGCAGTTGGGAGGAAAGCTGGACGGCCCGCACCCGCATCTTGGAGGTGCTCTACTACTCGCCGGAGACGGGGAAGTTCCAGGGCTATTCGCGTATTCAGTTTATGTCCTACGACCAGGACCCGGCGGATTTTGCCTCCGGCGACTTTCATTTCATCCTCCACGATGAGCCGCCCAAGGAAGCCATTTGGATTGAGAACTTGGTCCGCGCCAAGCGGGTTGATGGCACGATGATGATGTCGATGACCTGGCCGGATGACCCGACCACGCCCGTCGATTGGATTATCGACCGCGTGTATGAACCCGCCCAACCGGGACGGGACCATGATGAGAGTTATGCGTGGTTTGATATGTACGCCACGGATAACCAGAATTTGAATCAAACGGCGTTGGCCGAACTCGCCCGTTCGCTCACCGCCGAAGAAAAAGCCCGCCGGATTTACGGCCAACATTTACGACTCTCGACCCGCGTGCATCCTCTCTTTACCGATACGCCGCATGAGTGGTGCTTTAGTTGCCATGATCTCGCCATCCGTACGGCGACGGGAGCCTGCGGGCGCTGTGGAGGTGAGTATGTCTCGACGTTCACGCATGTCCAGCCGGTCCTTGTCAACCCGACCTATCCCTGTCTTCAGCTTTTGGACCCGCACCCTCGGAAACCGCACATGCTCTGCTGGCTCCAAGTCACGCCGAACGACGATCTGGAGCAAGTGGCGGAACTGGAAATCGATGATACGCCGCTGGTGGTATGGCAAGCCGTCCAAGACCTCGAAGCCGAGTACGGGTGGTCGTCGATTGCGCGGTTAATGGACCCCAATATGGGCCGGTCGCCGTCGGGGACCGAACGCAACATTTCCTGGCAGGATGCCTTCGATCAGGTCGGGATGCGGATTGATTTGGCGGACGATGGCGAAGTGGGCCGCCGGGTGCTCAACGAATATCTCAAGCCGGACGAGGCGACGAAACGCCCCCGCTATATCGTCGATCCCCGCTGCATGAAAACGATTTATCAGATGAAACGCTATGCCTGGGACGATCACAAACGGTCCCTGGAAAAAGATCAGAAACAAAAGGCCAAACAGAAGCACGACGATTTCCCGACGATGCTGAAATATGCCGTCAATGCCTCGCCGTCCTTCCGGGGCCTGAAATCGCTCGGTGCGCCGCTCACGCGAGTCGGTCATCGGTCTAAAGGATACTAAATGGCAGAGGATGTCAACGAAGTGAGAGAGGATGTGCGTGAAGAGGTGGAGGACCCCGAACCGGCTCCTCCGATCACCGCGCCTGTGCGTCGGCGGTCCCTTCAGTTCGACCAGGACGAGGCCATTCACACGATTCTGTCCTGGTACGACCAGGATGTGCAGGATCGGTCGGAGTGGTCGGAACGGCGGCTGCAACGCTATGCCAAATATCGGGGGTGGCTCGAACCGAAAGATTATCCCTGGCCGGATGCGTCGAATGCGTATATCCCGCTCATGATGACGGATAGCCAGCAGATGCAAGATACCTTGCACAATGGGGTCATGAGCCAACGGCCCGTCATGTCCCCGCAAGCCCTCAATCCAGCCGATAAAGAGAAAGCCGACGAAATCTCGCAGCTCTTGGATTACCAGTTCTTCGTCGAACAAAAAGGCGAACACAAACTGGCGACGTTGATTGAATCCTTTGTCAACGACGGCACGATGTATTCGCTCCAAGCCTGGGTGAAGGACGAGCAGGATGTCGAGCAAGTGCATTTGTTCCCGCCGATTCAGCAGGGGGCCGGTGCGCCGATCGTGAATTACCAACTTCGGCAGATCGTCGAGGGTCTGTTTCAGGATCAACCGAACGCCTTTATCGATTTGCATACAGAGGGCAATCCGTGGATCTGGGATGTCAAATGGTTTGATGAATTCCAGAAGCCCCGCACGGCGAAGGTCGAGTTCTATTCGCATGACGATGGGCAACTCCTCTGCATCGTCAAGCGCAAACTCTGTATCTTTGATGGCCCCTGCGTCATTCCGAAAAGCGAAGAAGATATTGTCTACCCCTCGCGGGCCGAGAATCTTCAGCCGCCGTCTCCCTCGAATCCGATGGGGGCCCATCATGTGTTTCTGGTGGATTATCCCTCGAAGGACGAAATCAAACGCTTGGTCAAGAGTGGCTATTACGATCTGGTGTCGTCGGAACAACTGGAGGCGATTGACCAGGCGAGTCAGCAGCATCATGGCGGGCTGGACAACGCCGACGACCCGGCACAACATAAGATTCAACGGGATCTCTTGGCCGGTCAGACGTTTGGCAATAGCGACCTCGCCTCACAGACCTTTACCCGCCTCATGTGTTTCGCCCGGTGGGATGTCGATGGCGACGGCCTGGATGAAAATGTCGTGTTCTGGGTGTTGAAGGAACACCGATTGCTCCTCCGTGCCCGCCTCCAACAGGAACTCTTCCCTTCAGAAGATGGCAGCCGCCCGCTCATGTCGAGTCAGTTTATTCCCGTGCCGGGACAGATTCGCGGCATTGGCTTACTCGAACTGCTTGAACATCTCCACGACCTCATGAAGATTCTCGTCGATCAAACGATTGACAAGAACACGATGGTCAATACGCCGTGGTTTACGTTTCGCGCCACCAGTGGGGTGCGCCCGGAAGTCATTCGCATGGCTCCAGGGGAAGGCTATCCGGTTGCGGACCCGCAACGCGATATTGCGTTCCCACAGATCCCCAATGCCGATCAAACCGTCTCCTTGAACTTATTGGCGATTTTCAACCAATGGGCGGAGCGGCAAGCCGTCATTGGCGAATTGCAGTTTGGCCGGGTGCCACAAGGGAAAGCCTCAGCACTCCGCACCACGGCAGGCATGATGAGTGTGTTGCAGCAAGGGGCCGCACGACCCGAACGCATTGTGCGCCGGTTCTTCATGGGCTTGGCGGAGGTGTGGTCGCAGATGCACCAGCTCAACAATATCTATTTAACCTCGAAGAAAGTCTATCGCGTCCTTGGGATGGCGACGCCGGGATCGGACCCTTATCGCCAACTCGATGATCCGTCGAAGATCAAAGGCAAGTTTCAGTTTGAGTTCAAAGCCAATTCGCTCAATACGAACAAGGCCGTGAAAGGACAGATTTTGCAGCAGTTGGGGGCCATGACGTTTAATCCCCTCACGATGCAGCTCGGATTGGTGACGGCGGAGAATTACTATCAGTGGTTGAAAGACATTTACGCAGAGAGTGGACAAGACCCGAATCGGTATCTCAATCCGCCGTCACCGGCTTCTGCAAAACCGAAGATTACCGCTGAACAGGCGATGGGCTTATTGGTGAACGGGGTGATTCCCGACCAACTCCCCGCCGAAGGCCCGCAGCTCCATTTGGAACGCTGTCAGCAACTCCTGCAACAGATTCAGCGCGAAGGGGAGATTCGACCGGGTGATCCGTTCTATTCCCTCGCCACCGCGTATCTCCAGAAAGTGCAAGGGTTGGTCATGCAAGCGCAACAGGCACAGATGGCGTCGGCGCAGTTCGCGGGCATGATGAGTGGTAGCGGGGGAGGCATGTCATCTGGTGGAGGCGGAGCGGAAGGTACGGCGATGACGCCGCAACCGCCAGGACAACTGATGGATGAAACCTTACCGAGTGCCGGTGGTGGCGGACAGGGAGCCTTTTAATGCGAGAACTGGAAGCAGAATTGTGGTGTCCGGCCTGTCACACCCTCTATGCCCAACTATTTCGGGTCCAGCGGCGGGAAGGCATCTGGGAACATGAAACCGAACCGGCCTCCTTTCCGCATGTCTGTACGCGGTGTGAAACCATTGTGG